TTAAAATGCTTGATATATAAAATATATAAATATTTTCATACCTTTATACTTTTGAATACTTTCACATAAAATTATTTAATTTCTATTAAAAACAAAGAAAAGAAATGGGGGACGTTTTTGAAATTGGACATTTATTTTTGTCCATTTTTTCTTTTATGAAACTAAAATTAATTAAAGGTATATGATTTTTATGTTTTTGCTAATATATGGTTTAAGTACCAAAATAATCATTCACTATTTCACTGCATAAGAATTATTAAATACTTTTACAAAAACTATTGTGGCGTTTTTTCTTTAGGCGTTTTTCCTAACAATAAAAACGCCCAAAATAATAATTATAATAGTCTTATGATATATGCATATAAATATATATTCAAAAAATGTCATTTGTTACCATTAGGAAAAACGCCTAATTGGAAAAATGTCCAAAATGTCTAACCGGCGTTTTTTCTTTAGGCGTTTTTCCTAATCGTTAAAACGCCCAAAATAATAAATCTGTTTACATTATATATTATCGTAATAAATATGGATATAAATCAAAATAATTGTGATGATAATGATAAAATCCTAACGAATAAGAATTATTATTGTGAAACTTGTAAATTCGCATGTAAGAAAAATAGTGACTGGAATAGACATATATCAACTGAAAAACATAAAAAATTACTCAATGGAGATAGTTCTATAAAAAGCAAACACTCTTGTATTTGTGGAAGAGAATATAAACATTTATCTACTTTGTGCAATCATCGTAAAACTTGTAGTAAATATACATCAAATAATTCGACTGATTTATTTATAGAAATTATAAAACAGAATCAAGAAATGCAAAAGCAAAACCAGGAACTACAGCAAAATTTTTTGGAGCAGAATAAAGAATTACAAAATAAAATATTAGAAATATCGCAAACACCGCAACATATTACAAATAATATTCAGAATAATGTTCAAAATAATTTTAATTTAAATATGTTTTTAAATGAGCAATGTAAAGATGCAATTAGTATTACTGATTTTATCGATTCATTACGTTTGGAGGTTTCTGATTTAGAAGCCACCGGGAAATTAGGTTATGTTTTAGGTATTTCTAGAATATTTATTAATAAGTTAAAAGAGTTAGATGTTCACGAACGGCCGCTTCATTGCACTGATATAAAAAGAGAAACTGTTTATATCAAAGATAAGGACGTATGGGAAAAAGAAAGCTCTGAAAAGAGTACATTAAAACAAGTCGTAAAGAAAATTGCTCGTAAAAACTTGCAACAATTACCTGCATGGCAAGAAAAGAATCCTGACTTCACGAAGTCCGATACGCCAGAGAATAATGAGTTTATGAAAATATCATTAAACGCTCTGGGTTCTTATTCAAAAGAAGATGAAGAAAAAGATATTAATAAAATAATGAAAAATGTGTTAAAAGAAGTTGTTATCGAAAAAAAATAACTTGATCAAGAATGTTTGTGGGTTGCATATCTAAAGTAAAAAATCAATAAATAGCTATTTTACCAATATGAACAATTTTTTCTTTGGGGTTAACTACTTTTATTGGTGTCCATCTTTTAAACTTTCTATTAAAAACACATTCCATCAATAAAACCTTCTCAATATGAACATACTTATCGATATTCATATTTTGAAAATCCTCTTCGTCATCACTCTCCTCAATATAATCTAAATTCTTATTTTCACGAATATTACGGAAAAGCCCATTCATAAAAACACTAGATTTATAATTTGGAATATAAGCAATATTATAATACACTGGTTGATTATCTTTTCCGCATGCGAATAGATGATAAATATCAAATTGTATATCAGGGGTAACTTGAAAAACAGTTGGATACTTGTATTGAGGTTTCGTAAAATCCATAATAACTTTCTGTGGTTCAAAAGAATAAATAGGTATTTTCTTAGGAACAACACTATTTAATTTTTTATTTATATTCACGTTTAAATAAGGCATAACTTCTTGATGACTTCTATATTGAAGATGATGAATAGAATAATAAATATCCGTTGGTGTAGTAGTAGGATATTCTTCCATAGTTTCATTTAATTGAACCTCCCATAGAACTGGTAAAACAAATACAATATCTTTCGAGTTGCGGAATTCCTGTTTTATATTTGTCATAAACTCCGTCAAAAAAGCGAGGCGTTCTCCAAAATTGCATTTTTTCATATTAATTCCTTTGTAAAATAGAATATCTTCAATCACGAACCATTGACTACCATTTTCTTCCTTTCCTGAAGAATTCTCTTCTTTGCCCGAAGAATTCTCTTCTTTGATAAATGTACCGTATACAATCGTTCCCAACGATAAAGAACTATCAAAAACAGTTGGAATAACAGAAATCCTAGATACCTTTTTTTCTCTATTTAAATCCATAACATAGCACAGATCATTATCCTGATGAAATGTAAACCATGCAAAACATTTTTTTCCAGTAGGTATAGCTAAACAAATATTATAGAGTGGTGAAACTTTCTTATGGGAAATAGTTTCATAGGAAAGTTCGAATTCAGGAAATCGTTTCATAAGGTGAGAAGTTTGATTTTGAGAGAGTTCCATGATAATGCTTTAATTATGATGGACCAGTACATTATATTATCGTGTTGCTTTTATATTTTTTTTTAAATTAATTAGTCTAACTTATTATAGTAAGCCAAAGTCTTATTTATATAGACCCATTTATCCTTATTATTTTCGTAGCATTCTGTTATATAAAATCCATCAGCGTTGTATTTATCTACTTTCCAACGAATATCTTTGCATAAATTGAAATCTATCATAAACATTGCAGTATCAATATTGTAAAGTTCTATATTATCACCGGTAAGAAGTTCCTTATAAGGATAAACATTCTTAGGACGAGATTGATCGAATGTATATATTTTTCCTGAATCTAAATTGTCTAATATGGAATAGAGATTCTGGTGGATAATGTTATCATCGTCCAAAAAGTATAAATAAGTATTTTCGTTCTCAACTAAATCTAAAGCGAAATTTCTTTGAGGATTACCGCTTATACCCTCACCAATATGAATGTATTCCTTTATTTTTTCGTGTTTATCTAATACATTTGGAAGCTCTTTTATTTTGGTTCCATCGTATACAATAATCCATTCCTCCAGATAATCAAAATTAATACTCTCTCTCAACTTCACAAGATTTTCGGGACGAATAGAAGGTGTGATAATTGTTAATTTTTTTGATGATTGTTGTGGACGAACTACTTGAATTTCATCATCTGAATCAACCGTATCCTCCTCTTCTTCATCTGTTACATTTTCTATAGTTATGTTAACTGTTTGAGATGTTGTTTCGACAACATCTTCATTAACATTTTGCGACACAGATTCAACAGCAGATTCTTCAACCAGTTCATTAACGGCTTTGTTAACAGGTTCTTCACTAGCTTCAGAAATAGGTTCACTAGTAGGCTCTTCAATAGGTTCAGTAGTAGGGTCTTCAATTGGTTTAGGAGGAGGTATTACATAATTGTCATCAATAATTTCATAATCATCACAGCTTTTGTAAATAAGTTTAAAATAATTAACCATTTCTTCATAATTCGAATCCGCTAACTTATAACATTTCATTCTATCGAATCCCAAATAATCAAGTTCTCTAGTTAAATCATCTAAACTAGCTACATTATCTAATAATAAGAAGTCATTCTCTAGTTTGTCATATAATTCTCTCAAATAATCCTTCCATTTTCTGAAGACCTCTAGACCGATAATACAATACTGTTTTGTATGATTTACGTTAATAATCTTATTACAGTGTTTGTATTCATAGTTTTGTCTTCTCCATATTTGCGTATAGTTCTCAGAAAATTCTTTATTTTCAAAGGATTTTGCAAAATGCATCTTGAAATTAATTTGATATTTCTCATAGCATTGAGGGTTTAAGTGATTTCTACACAATCTATTGATTTCACCATTACGAATTAATGAAAAGTTGTTGTTATTGTCATTCATGTATTGAACATAACTCATCTTAGGAATTTTCGCCATCTTCGTACCCACTGCAGTTCTTAACAATAATTCATAATCATCAGATACAGGTAAAAATTCAGAATAATTTCCTAATTCCATTAATGTCTTTCTACGCCACATTCTAGGATGATTAGGGACAGCTACAATATGGCTCAATGTAGTATTATTAATATTCGGACAAACTGCTACATTTACCCATTTATTTCTAAATTTCTGGCAATAATAACCACAGTATCCTAATCCAAAGAAATCGCCATACGAAAAATTATCACCATTCTCGTATAAATTTGTAAAGTCCATATACACAAACCCGACATCAGGATGTTCATCAAAGACTTTAGCTGCATCTAATAATGTATCTGGCAAAATCTCATCATCATGATCCATTTCGAGAACATATTTACCTCTACATAACATAACTGCCTCATTTTTAACATTTCCAATACTGCCACTATTTCCACTACGTTTATATAATCGCACACGCTTCTCTTCATGGAATACGGATCTCAAAAAATTAAAATGGTCATCCTCTGGAGAATCATCCAAAATTACCCACTCCCAATCTTTTAATATTTGTGTTTTTATACTATTATATGCACGAATAATTTTTCCATAAGACTTGTAACATGTAGTAAATAATGAAAAAATAGCACGGGTATTTTCATGAGGTTCTACCACATTATTAATATAACAATAATTAATCATCTTATTTAATATATCAATATC